TATTCATTCGGGCAAATGTACTTAATTGGAACTGCGGGTGATGATGAATCAGACTTCTCTGGAGCTGCTGAGATTGTATATAATCCTAACGGCTATAGGATGTTAGCTCTAAATAATGTGTTTGATATAGAGGGCAGAGGAAGGCCTACAATCACGTTCTTCTTTCCTGGCTACATCAACAGAAAAGGGTGCTATGATAAAAATGGAAACTCTGATGTGACAAAGGCTATTCTTGAAATCCTCGCAGATAGATTTAGGATTAAGTATAACTCAAGTGATATCAATTCCATTACCAAAGCTATTGCCGAAATCCCTATTACTCCTCAGGAAGCAATCCTAAGAACTCAGGGTAACATCTTCCCTGTTGCACCACTTACTGAGAGGTTAAATCAGCTTGACGCTAATCCCAGTGAATATAATGACGTTCTTACTGGAACTGTCATTATTGAGAAAAATGGTGAGGCTAAATTCATTCCTACGAGTGAGACCCCCATAAGGGAATTTCCTGTAAAGAAAGATAACAGCATTAAAGGGGCAGTTGAAATTTTCCAAATGCCTGAAAAGAATCCACAAGGACAGCCTTATGCAGATAGGTATATTATAGGTCACGACCCTGTAGACCATGATGTTGCTGATTCAGTGTCACTTACATCTACCATAGTGCTTGACTTATTCACTGATAGAATAGTGGCTGAATATACAGGTAGGCAGGATTATGCTGATGAGAACTTTGAAATAGTTAGAGCCTTATGCTTGCTCTATAATGCTAAGTGTCTTTACGAGCAAAATAAGAAAGGTATATTCGCCTATTTCTCAGCGCACAATTGCACCCACCTACTTGCTGATACACCTGAATATCTAAGAGATAAGCAATTAATCAAGTTTACTGGTTATGGCAATACAGCAAAGGGTGTTAATGCAACCTTACCTATCAATAAGTATGCTGATGATTTAATCAGGAATTGGTTGCTAAAGCCAATAACTACTACTGTCAAGGATGGAGATGAGGAAAAAGAGGTAACTGTAAGCAACCTATTCTTCATTCGCAATAGGGCTTTACTTAAAGAGCTTATCTTATGTAATCCTGATATAAATGTAGACCGAGTTAGGGCTTTAGGTATGGCTATGCTATACAGGGAGGAAAAGATGATTCTCTATCAAGGAAATGTAGCCAGTAGAGATAGTAGGCCTATGGGTAGTGGACTTGCGCATGACCCATTTTTTGAGAGTAATTATGATGGTCAGTAAATTTAGTAAAAAACTTTAGGAGTAAAATAATCCCATTTATGCTTATTGTGTAGGTGGGATTTTTTACTTACCTTTGCGGCTGAAATGTTAAACTAAAGTAAGAGAAGAATATGTTAAGTAAAGGTTTTCCGAGACAACAACTTCCCTTCTCTGCTAAGGGTAAAGCATGGAGAAAATCTGTTGTAGATTGGGCAGATAATCAATCCCTCTTTGACGGAGAAGCCATTAGAAAGAGTGCTTATAGTAAAAGAATCAACTATGACCTCTACAATGGTATCCTGCACATGAAAGACCTTCAACTTGTAGTTAATCCAGAAGGAGTGAAAGACGTAGATTATGTGCCTGAAAAAATTCAGCACTACCCTATAATGAACTCTAAACTGGATGTCCTCATAGGTGAGGAGCGTACAAGAGGGTTTGACTACAGAGTGATTGTGACTAATCCTACTTCCATTTCTGAGAAGGAGGAAGAAAAGGCTAATCAGCTTTTTCAAATGGTTCAGTCTGAAATACAGAATACTTCTCAAAGTGAAGAAGATTTCATGGCAAACATGGAAAAGATTAGTGACTTCTTTACTTACTCTTGGCAAGATTTAAGAGAGATGAGGTCAACTTATCTGCTTGAACACTATGAGAAGGAATATGATTTTGATACTATTTTTAATAGTGGATTTACCGATGCCCTAATTTGCGGAGAGGAAATTTACCAGTGTGATATTGTAGGTGGAGAACCTATTCTGGAAAAGATTGACCCTCAGGATATTAGGATTTATAGGTCTGGGCACTCAAATAAAGTTGAGGATGCAGACCTCATTATCATCGAGAAATACATGAGTCCTGGAAAGGTGATTGACACTTTCTATGATGTACTTACAAAGAAAGATGTTGAGTACATTGAGAAAGGCTCATTCAAACAGGGTGCAAGAGTCGATGATATGGATAATGTGGATGAGAGAGCCACACAAGTAGCTGTAACTAACTATGGTAATGAGCTTACTTCTGCTGAGGATTTCTTCTGGAATCCAATAGGGAAGTATGATTCTACCCATACTCATCTTGCTCCTTTTGATAAATGGGGTAATGTTAGAGTTCTTAGAGTCTATTGGAAGTCAAGGAGAAAGATTAAGAGAATCAAATCTTATGACCCTATGACAGGTGAGGAAGTCTACAGCTTCAGGACTGAAACCTATGTTCCTGTTAAGGAGCTTGGTGAGGAAGAAAAGATTTATTATATCAATGAGGCTTGGGAAGGAACTAAGATTGGTGAAGATGTTTATGTAAACATGAGGCCAAGGATAGTTCAGTATAACAAACTCTCAAATCCTTCTAAGTGCCACTTTGGCATCATAGGTTCAATTTATGGAATCAATGGTCAACCGCCTTTCTCTCTGGTTGACAAAATGAAGAATTATAACTATCTCTACGATGTTATACATGATAGGCTTAACAAGCTGATAGCTGCCAACTGGGGTACAATCATTGAAATGGACTTAGCTAAGATTCCTGATGGTTGGACTGTAAGTAAGTGGCTACATTATGCTAAGGTTAATCATATTGCAGTTATTGACAGCTTTAATGAGGGTAAGCATGGTGCTGCCTTAAATAAGGTTGTTGGCGGAATGAATACAGCTTCAAGGGGCGTCTTAAATGCCGAGCTTGGAAATTCAATCCAGCAATATGTAAATATCCTTGAATACATAAAATCAGAACTTGGTGAGGTATCAGGTATTAACAGACAAAGAGAGGGACAAGTAGCCAACAGAGAAACTGTGGGTGGTGTGGAAAGAGCAAACTTGCAATCTTCCCATATTACCGAGTGGTTATTTGCTACACATGAAAATGTGAGGAAGAGAGTAACTGAGTGCTTCCTTGAGACTGCTAAGATTGCTTTAAAAGGCCGCTCTAAGAAATTTCAATATCTCCTGCCTAATGGAATGGAGAAGATGATTGACATTGATGGAGATGAGTTTGCTGAATCAGATTATGGCCTTGTGGTTGATAATGGCTCAGACACCCAGCAACTAAAGCAGATTATACCTCAATTAGCACAGGCTGCTTTACAGAATCAGCTCCTTGATTTCTCTACTGTCCTCAATCTTTATTCTACTGCCTCTATGGTTGAGAAACGCAAGATGATTGAGAACTCAGAAAAGAAGGCAGCAGAAAGGGCACAACAAGCTCAACAAGCTGAACAACAGGCTGCAATGGAGCAACAACAGATGCTTATGCAGCAGGAACAGGCTAAGCTCCAGCATGAGGATATGCTTAATCAGAGGGATAATGAGACTAAGCTTATTATTGCCAACATCAATGCTCAGAGCAAAATGATGCCAGTTGATGATGGTGTAGATGAAATTTCAGCCACTGATAGAGCAAAACTTGCTGAGCAGATTAGAGAGTTTGATGCCAGATTGAAGTTTGACAAAGAGAAATTGCAGGTTGATTCTGAATTGAAAAGGAAACAAATAGCAAGTAAACCTAAAGCAACAAGTAAATAATGGCTGATTTAATTCAACATAGATATTTTGAAACAGAGGCCGCATATAATGCTGCAACTAAAAAAGATACAGATATATGCTTCATAGGGGATACAGGTAGGATTATTACAAGAAGTGGTACTTTTGGCAATGCTAAATCCGTACTTGAATCTTTGAATACATATATAGACAAGACTGATGGCAGGCTAAAAGCTCTTGAAGAAAATTTCAGTAGTGGCTCTGCCGCTAAAGCTGACAAGGTTCAGGTGACTCAGAATTTATCCAACAATACTGAATATCCTATGCTGTGGACTAATGCCAATGCAAATACTGAATATTCACAGCTATTCAAGAGCTACGCCAATATGACCTTTAATCCTGCTGCAAAGAGGATTACAGTTGGCTCTGGTGGTGGATTCAGGATTTCAGGAGGCTTATCCACAGAATTTCTTAAAGCTGATGGTAGTACGGATAACACTGCTTATGCTTCAACAACAGACTTGGACAAGTATTTAAAGTTGACTGGTGGTACTACATCTGATATATTCTCGATAAACGCTAATGCTATATATTTGAATACTAATACCGAGATTTATCTAAAGCGAAAATTCGATACTGGAGATAAAACTCTAATGCTTGGTCGAGATTCAATTAGGCCAGCAAATACAGACTCTCATGACTATTTCAGTCTTGGTATTGATACTTTGAGATTCAAGAATGGCTACTTCTCTGGCACTGTTTATGCTAATAGTTTTAGTGGAAGTTTGAGTGGCAACGCTGATAGTGCAACAAAAGTATTTCTTAATTACAATGAGACAGCTAATGATACTTATCCGCTAATCTGGGGAAATAGCACAAATACAACAAGTGAAAACCAAGGAGTATTTAAATCTCCCAAAAAGCTCTATTTCAACCCCTCAACAGGCTATGTTACTGCAACAGGGTTTAACGGTAAAATTGGCTCATCAACTATTGGTGGCACAGCTACTCCTATTTATCTAAAAGAAGGCACTCCAACAGCTTGCAACTTACCTTGGCCTGCTGACCTATTATCAAATGACCTTATTCAGCAGAAGTATCTGCCCTCTTACGTAGATGATGTTCTTGAATATGCCAACCTTAATGCGCTCAAAGCTGTTACAGGTGAGACTGGTAAAATCTATGTGACAACAGATAACAACAAGGTTTATCGTTGGACTGGTAAGGATTATATAGAAATTAACAGTAGTGTTAGTACGGCTGACACAGCGGCAAATGCTGCAAATGCCGACCTTGCGAAGAAGGCAACCCAGTTAGCTACTGCGAGAACTCTGAAAATTGGAGAATCAAGTAAAACTTTTGATGGCTCTGCTGATGTAACTTGGACTCTTGATGAGATAGGTGCAGCTTCAACAAGTGCTTTAAATAGTTATTTGCCTACTGCTGGTGGAAAACTTACAGGGCAAATTGAACTTGCTTATGCAGCTCAATTTCATACAACACAGAATTACATCCAATTTAGCTATCCAGATGGAGGTGGATTTAACTTTAATTTTGCCAACAAACAATATAGACCTAATACTACTGGCATTTGGGACATAGGTACGAGTGGATATAAGTTTAAAGATGGCTACTTCTCTGGCACTGTCTACGCCACCACTTTCTCAGGTAATGCTACAACAGCAACAACAGCCACCACAGCCAACAAAGTAGCTAACACTTTGACAATTAAAGGCGGCGACACTACTGTTTTAACTTATGATGGTAGCATTGAAAAAACTTTTAGTATTAAGGCTGGTACAAATATTGGAATATCAAATTCAATAAACAATGGCTCTATAACTATTAGTGCTGCATCCTACACTGCTGGAGCTGGCCTAAAGTTGGATGGCGTAACCTTCAATGTTGGCGTTGCATATACGACCAATGATGCCGAGAGAAATTACGCTGTAAAAACTGATACTAATAAAAATCTGTATGTCTATGTTCCTTGGAAAGATACAGATACCAAAGTTACATCAGTAGGAAATCACTATACCATTACAAGTGGAACTGCTAAAACTACAACAGCTTCAGGCTCAACGCTGGCTTTTGGTGGTGATGTAATAACAGGGGTAAATGTTGATGCAGCAGGACATATTTATAGCTTGACTACAAGTAAGCTGCCAAATAATCCTAATACAGATTATCAAGCTACTGAAGCTGGACACTATACTCCAAGCACAACATCTGGAACATACACAACCACAGCAGAAACTGCGGTTAGTGGGTGGAGTTCAACTCTAACTGCATTAACTGGTTTAACGTTGGATTCCAAGAAGCACGTTGTAGGTGTTAAGACTAAACAGATAACAATTCCCGCTAACCCGAATACAGATACTAAGGTAACTTCGGTTAGCAATCACTATACTCCTTCTGGAGGTACAGCATTGACTGGAACAAGCTCTGAAACACTTGGTTTTGGTGGTCAGGTTATGACTGGTATCACAAGGGATGCAGCAGGACATATTACTGGAGCTACATTTAAAAATCTTCCATCAAATCCTGTTCCATCATATTCATTTAATACTGGAGCAGGAGGAACAAAGACTATGGCAGAATTTCTGACCTATATGACTGGCAGAACCTACACAAGTGATATTCGTTCAAGCGTAACAGTGAATGTTACTACTCAAAATATAGTGCTATTCAATGGTTACGGAGACCTTACTGTAACAGTAAATATGAATGGCTGGGATTTTGCTAACATTATAATTGTTGGGCATCCTGGCTCTTCGAATGGCAAAACAGTTCTTATTCAAACAACTGGTGGTGATGATATCTATGAGAATGAAGATTGCGGACTAATAACCACAACATCTTCAAAGTATGTAGTTGAAGCATCTATCGTTAAATCATCTTACGGTACATTTGTCAGCACAAGAACTTACGGAAAATACAGTTAATTATGAAATACTATATAAAACTAACCAATAATAAGATAGCTTCAATAGCAATAAAGAAGCTATACAATGAGCACGTGATTGCAGCAGATTATGCTGATTTTCTCACTGGTAAGTTTTATGAGGTCACAAAAGAGCAAAGGGATTTTCAACAGGAGAATCCCGATGCCTCTTTTGAGGAAATCATAGATATGGAATTAAAGGCTGCAACCTTTACTGTTCCTGAGCCAGAGCCTGAGAAATCATTGGCAGAGGTTATTGCTGACAAGGTTGCTGAGATTGAGAATTATGACTCAAGCAGGGCAGTTAATAATTTCATAGTTAACGATGAACCCTGCTGGCTTACACCTGAGGAAAGGGCTGACTACAAGAATTCACTTGATGCTGCAAAGCTCCTTGAGGTTGAGATAGTGGAATTTTGGCTCAGAGATATGGCTTACAGCATCTCAATTGAGAAAGCTGAGATAATGTTAGCCCAGCTTCAGTTGTACGCTAATAAGTGCTTTATTTGCACCCAGAAGCTAATTCAGGAAGTGAGAGAACTCACTACAAAGGAAGAAGTTGAGGAGTTTGATTATAAGAGTGCTTACCCACAGCAATTGACTTTTAAGATATGAGACATAGAAGAAAGCACCTTGATTCAACTGGGGTGTCATCAAGTACATGGATAAGTAATGAGGTTTCAATAACTAATGTTAGTAATCTCACTCAGTTGGAGAATCAAACCATTGATGGGGTTGAATATCTTGTTTATAGTTTTAAAACCGCAAAACTAATGACAATGAGCATAAGAACTTCAATTGAAGTAAACAAAATGCTCATAACCTCATCTTATGGTGGTACAATGACATTTGGCAATGATTTCACCTATGATGGTTCAGCTTACTCATTCTCATCAGGAGAGACAGTTGCTGTATGCAGAGATGACGCAACCTCATTTGATTCAGCAATAATAACTGATAACGCGCAACTGTCATCAACTGTAACCCTATATATTCCTGCTGCTGCAATCAGGTATATCAG